CGTCTCAACGCGTTGATGATTTTTTTCAAAAATAGTAAACCCCGTCTCTCGAAGATTTTCAAATCCGACCGGGACTGGGTTCGTTTAAAGTTTTTAGTTAATAAATAGGTAAATGTGTGATGTCTGTTGTGAATCATGGAACAAAACAAATCACAAAAAGGTTTCGTGTTCTTTTTGTGATTTCGAATGTTGTCGTAGTTGCTGTCAGAAGTACTTGTTGAGCGTGGTCGAGGACGCGCACTGCATGGGGTGTAAGACTCGGTGGACCCGCGACTTCGTGGACAGTTGGTGTACGTTAAAGTTCAGGAACACCGACTTTAGGAAACACAGGGAGTTGGTGTTGTTCGAGCGAGAGAAGGCGTTGTTCCCGGACACGCAGCCCCAGGTCGAACGCATCCTTCGCATGCGCGACGTGCGAGAAATCATACGGGACCTGCGTTCGGAAGTCATCCGTCTGTTGCACGCCTACAACATCCCCATCCCCGTAGTAGATGACGAACACTTCGACGCTCACCCTGACCTTAGAGAGATGCACACGGCGTACACGGATGCCCTCATAGAGTACGAAGAGTTGCGCACCGGTGGATTGGTGGTGAACCCCGAGGAGCGGAGATTCATACGAAAGTGTCCCAACGGGGAGTGTCGTGGGTTCATGGACGAGGACTGGTATTGTGGGTTGTGTCGTCAGAACTACTGCGATAGGTGCAACGGGACGATGTCTGGGAGTGAGCACGTGTGCGACCCCGACGCGGTGCGTACGATGGAACTCATCAACAAAGATACGAAACCGTGTCCCAAGTGTGGGGAGATGATTCAGAAAACATCGGGGTGTTCACAGATGTGGTGCACGTTGTGCGAGACCGCCTTTGATTGGCGCACGGGCATCATATGTGTGGGCAAAATCCACAATCCCCACTACTTGGAGTTCAAGAGGAAGACGAGCACGTTGAACCGCGAGCACGGGGACATTCCGTGCGGTGGTTTGCCCACGTATCAGGAGATTAGAGACCACGAGGAACCGTCGTGCACGGAACTGCTCAGTGTGCGTCTGAGCCTGTTGCGCGTAGAGGGTGAACTCCGCTGGCGGTGGCTCGTGCGTGAAGACAACATGTATCTGAGGGTGCAGTACATGCTTCACGAGATTGACGAGCTCGAGTTTAAAAAAGAGTTGCAGCGTCGAGACAAACAAAACGCCAAGGCGAGGGACGTGTCCCAACTCTTCCAGATGTTTTTGGACACGTCGAGTGATGAACTGCGCCAGTACGTCCTCGGAAAGCCGAGGGGTGAGGTCTTGGAAAACATCCGAGCGCTCACGGAGTACACGAACGATGTCATACGAACCATACACGACAGGTACAAGTGTGTGACTCCCTATTTTATAGAAAAATTCTGAGTGTAATGTAAGATGCTCCTCCTGTTGGCACTCATCATCATCGTGTGGTTTCTCATACCCACGTACCAGCGACCCGTGAAAATACCGGGAGTCCTCACCGAAGAGGAGTGCGCGCACATCAAACGCGCCGCCTTACCCAGGCTGCATCCGTCCACCGTCGGGGGGAAACACCAGGTGAACACGCACATCAGACAGAGCGAGACGGCGTGGCTCGGAAGGCAGGACCCGGTGGTGCGTAAACTGATGGACCGGTGTCTCCAATACGTGGACCGACCCGCGGAAAACTGCGAACAACTCCAGGTCCTCCGCTACAGACCCGGTGGGTTCTATAAGCCCCATTACGACTGCTTTAAAGATGGGGACAACCCACGCATGTACACATTCATCATCGCCCTGAACGAGGAGTACGAGGGCGGGGCCACGGCGTTCCCAAACATCAAGCAGGAGTACCGACTGCGCACGGGCGACTGTCTCCTGTTCGAGAACCTCGACAACTACGAGTTCATGACGAGCAAGGCGTGGCACGGGGGCAAACCAGTGACCAAGGGGGAGAAGTGGGTGTGCAACCTCTGGGTCCACAAATACCCTTTTAAGGGGTAGGCGCGTTCATTTAATGAAATGTGAGATGGAAGAAATTAGAAAAGCCCACAATCTCTTTAAAAGGGAAATAATACAGGCTGTGTGTCAGGCTGATGGTTTACAAGTCCTCGACGTCGGGTGTGGGTACGGCGGGGACTTGCAAAAGTGGAAACACGTGGGCGCGCACGTGAGCATGTGCGACCCGAGCGAGGAGGCCCTCGAGGAGGCGAAGACCAGGGCGAAGGGTTTGAAGATGCACGTCAATTTCTACTCAGGGGACATCGCGGCGTGTCCAAACAGGAAGTACGACGTCCTCTGTTATAACTTTAGCCTCCACTATATCTTTGCTTCTTCGGACCTGTTCTACCGAAGCATCAAAGAGATACGGAAACGCATGAAACCCGGGGGCACCCTGGCGGGGATCATCCCAGACAGTGAGTCCATCATCATGCGCACGCCCATGCAAGATGCGTTGGGGAACTTTTTCATCATGAAGGAGTCCCCTCAAGGTGGGTTCGGGGAGAAGCTGTTCGTGAACCTGGTGGACACTCCGTACTACGAGGACGGGGCGAAGAGTGAACCGGTGGCGTACAAAGACCGTTTGGTGACGGTGCTCGAACAGCACGGGTTCCACCTCGTGTACTGGGGCCCACTCACAGGGCACAGGGTTTCTCAGATGTACTCTAAATTTATCTTTGCATATAGAAAATGAGGGTCTGGCCGTGGCTCCTCCTCATCCTCGTGAACGTGTACCTGTACCTGAACACACGTGAACCCGAAAAAGTCAAAAAGGTGCGTGAGAAGTACACGACCCTTCGCGAAGCCTTGGTGCGCGAGTCAAAGTTCCCAGAGTTGCACGAACCCATGCCCTTGACCGCGTACTACCGCACGTGGGATGGGGCCCTGGGGTACAACGTGAACAAAGGGTTCGAGTTGGGGTTGTGCATCGACGGCGAGGTCAACGAGGTGTTTCACATCCTCCTCCACGAGCTGGCCCACTGCACGGTGCGGGAGTACGACCACAGCGAGGCGTACTGGAAAAATTACATCGAACTCAGAGACTTGGCGGTGTCCCTCGGGATTTATGAGAAGATTCCGGAAAAGACACCGTTCTGTGGTAAAGAAGTCCAGGACAAATAATAATAAAATGTAATTCTATAGTAAGTTAAACATGTCTACGCCTCCGAACGATTTGTACATGGCGGTGGCCTACTGGCTGGCCGTGTTCTACACGACCCTCCTCCCCGTCGTGGTCGAGAACTACCCCGCGCGACTCATCCTCATCACGCTCATCGTCCCGAACCTGATGCGTCTGGTCGTCAACCGCCTGCCACGTCTCGCAGTGGACAGGAGCTTCTTCTTCACGTCGACCGCCCTCGCGTTGATTCTCACCTACGCGTTGCACTCGTCGTTCAAGAACTTGAAGGAGGATTTCAATAAGTTTGGAAAGGACGTCAAGAAGACACTTGAAGTGAGTGGCTTATTGACGGCTACTTTCGTCGCCGGGGCGTTGCTGACCTATTACATCGGTCTCGACCGTTCCATCTACAGCAACTTGAACTGGGAATGAATGACTTAAATGTAGTTCTTCCCAAAGTAGAAAAGAACCGCGGCAACCGCGCCCGTGGCCGCGAGGCCCACAGCGCTTCTGCTCCCTTGTTCGTTAAGGAACTTGGGAACAGAGGTCACCAACTTGTCTTGCACCGGCTTGCTCACGGCAGCGGCCGCGCACGCCGCCACCAAGAGAGCGGTCATTTGGTCGTCAGAGAGACCCATCGGGTTTTGCTTCTCCGGAACCTGTTGCTGCTGCTGTTGCTGCTGCATGGCGAAGGAGGCGGCCGTGGGCGCCCCCGGTTGCGGGGCCACCATCTGCGGCATGACACCTTGCATCCTGGGGTCAGCGGGTTGAACCATTTCCGGTTCCATGATTTCGGAGATGGGTGTCGAGTCCATATGTTGTTGACGGACATTTTTTTCACCCATGACGAACGCCGTGCTCACGGGCTCGCGCGCGTCTGATTGAGGCTGCAGCTGTGGCTGCGGCTGCGGCTGTGGCTGCGGCTGCGGCTGCGGCTGCGCCGGTGGGTGCAGGGGAACCATGCCATCACCGGAATCACTCAGATTGTACGTCACCACGTCGTCTGACATATTACTGTATCAGCTCATTTCTTTTTAGTCACTGTGAGCGCAGTCTTCTTCGTCATCTTCTTCGGGTCCCCCTGGCGGTCTTGCATGTGTTTGGGGTTGTACATCTTCTTGTGCGCCGCCCACAGTTCAGGGGCTCCGACTCTAAAATTCTTCCTGATGTTCGCTTTGTACCAGAAGACACAATCCGTAATCTTGTTGGATTTCACCGTGTTGTCCAATACCAGACACTCGTAGTTCTCTGTACACGCGTCCATGACCTTGTTGAACATGTCGAAAGATGGGAAGATTCCAAAGAATGATTTATAGAGCTTTTCCCTGTTCTGTATGATGTTCTCTCTCAAAATAAAAACATAGTCTACGTTTGCTCTCAATGCAGGGGGTAGGTCCATACAATATTGCATCGTCAACATGAAGAAGATTTTCCAGTGTCTTCCATTCATGAAACACTGTCTGATGCACGTGTCCTTGAGAAACTTGTTGTCGTACATGCAATCGTCCAAGAGGAGGAAACATCCGCAGTTTTGTTTCCCTGCGCTCACCAACTTTCGTTGACGTTCGATGGCCCGCTCGATGGCTTCTTTATCGTAGTC